TGGATTCATTTTTATTATGAATAGTAATTATATTTCGAACCATTTTTTCAAACGGAAGTTTAACAAAAGTAAGACAATCACTCATTTTTTGATATTTACGAATATCACGAATACATACAGTTCCTGGACGAAATCGATGCTTTTTCTTATCTTCTTTATCGATTTTTGAATCGTTAGATGATATGACCGATATTTTTTTTGAACGTTTGTTTTTCTTAATAAGAAGAGATGGATGAATAAATGGAATAACACCTCCCCCTAGAAAAGATATATTATGTTTCGTAAAAAAGATATGTAACTCTTCATCATTACGAATTCCCATTTCTAAATCACGAATACTAATTCTTATTCTCTTATTATTATTTGTAGAGATACAAGCACATTCTAGTATTTTCATTGCTAAGTATTGGAGAGAACCAGCCATATAAATAGGAACATTACTTGATATCATAATTTTAGAATAACCAAAATTACGAAGAAATTTTTCAACTATAGATGGTGAAAAAATAATATCTGCCTTATTTTGCCTACTTTTTCCTTTGATATTTTCTATGTTTTCAAATCGAATCACTGCTTCTTGTCCTTCACTAATAGCATTCTTTGCTAATTGTTCTGGTAAAATAAGAAGAAGTGTGTTATTTAATTCTTTTTCAGACATTGTTTTCTTTTTTGCTATTTCAGTCAGATTAATAACGGTAGATGCTATTAATTTACAAATTAAACAAAGAGCACTGTTAAATTGTTGTTTGGCATTTGAAGTGATTCCATTACAATCAGACATTTGTTTCAAGACTTTAGAAATATAGGTTTCAAAGAAACGAGTCTTCTTCTTTTTAATAATCACTTTAGGAGATACAACGTCCATTTATTTAATGTTTTCTTTTATCTTTTAAGTAACGAATTGTTAATCAATAAATGTCTGATTAAAGACTTAAAGATTACTTCTATACTCATACAAAATGGATAGTATTACTAAACCATCTATTACACGTATTGCTCGAAAAGCGGGTATAAAAAGTCTTTCAGATGATTGTTATGATAAAATTAGAATGATTATAGATATGCAATTATCCGATATTATTACTGCTGCATTGATAGTTAATTCAGAATATAATACAAAGACATTAATGCCAGAACATATTTATGATGCTTTTCATTTGCGTGGATATAATGTAACACAATCTCAATGCCTTAGTACAACAAGTTGCGCAAAATAAATCAGTGACTCTTTTGTTACAAATCATTATGTTTCTTTTGTAAGAAACATAACAGTACTTAGAATCGAACTCCATTATGTTTTAATGTTTTTTCTATATATTCTTTAATATGTTCTATCTTTGTCGTGTATGGTACTTCAATTAAAAGAATTCCATTTTCTCTACATATTCGTCTTTTCATATCATCTCGATATTTTTGATTTAAGAATGCTTCCTTATTTTTATGAAAAAACGGCGTATATTGGTAATGTTGAATTCCATTATATTCAACCGCAATTCTAAGGTCAGAATCAAAACAATCTAATTCTAGATTATATTCACCTCCTGTAACTGGATTTCGTAAAAAATCGGGTCGTGCTTTATTAAATGGACGATTAAATAGAAGTTGTAATACTTTTCTACATTCGGTTTCTCCTTTACTTTCTCTTGAAGAATCAGAAACGATTTTTTTGATTGGTCTATGATAAACATATCTAGACCATGTTCCCTTGGTATTTTTACTTTTATAATAAAGACCAAAACATACTATAAATAATGAACAAAAAATAAGAACTATTTCAAAACCGTGTTTATCCCATATTTTTTTAAGTTTGGATAACATTTAGTTATAGACTATAAACTTTTTGAAAGAATAAAATAACTATTTTGAGTATGTCATAATATCTTTTTTGCAAATAGGACACACTGGATTATATTTTCCCCATTCTTTAATACATTCAGAATGAAAAATATGATGACATGATAACGATACGACTATATCAGAATTATTATATTTATCGGTACATATAGAGCAAGAGTCAAAATTTTTATCTGTCGAATCATATGATTGTGATTGAACATTGAGTTCTACACTATCGTGACGTTGTAAATACGGAATATTTTCTTCTGGAAATTGAAACGTGAATGAATTCTCTACCAAAGGTTGAACTATATTAATAGCACGTATTATTCTAGATAATAAATCAGTTCTGTTTTCATAATATACTAAACGAGACAATATAGAATCATATAATTCATTTTCTGGTGTTTGACGTGTATGTATAGTAAATCTTATATCTGTTGGCATTCTTTTTATAGTTAGGAATTACTTATTTAATTTATTATTAATAGAAAGGAATATGATTCCATCCTAACTCTTCAAACAAATCTTTACATATTTCATCATGAAAGAATTTTCTGTCTATTGTCTTGAGAATAATAAAATCTTCCTTTTTACATGGATGCTTATGACGACTAAGCAATTGAAACAATACGTATTGTGTATTAATAAAATTTTTACGACTAATATGCTTATATTTTTTATCATATAGATCAGTTAGAACATCAAAATCGTCCAAAAGTCTTTCTTCCAAATAAGATATATCATGAGACTTTGTATTTGTAAAATGATAATGAATCAAATGAACATTTTCATAATGCTTAGAATATCCGAGTTCTTTAAGAAAAATAAGAATATGATTTTTTGTAATAGTTCGAAATCGAACTTCTTTACTTGTATTTTTATCTCCTTCTAGAAGATGATGGTTTTCAAATTGTTCTTCTAAATCATCATATATTTTTTGTGATATAGTCGTATTTTGTTTTCCTTGATATTGATTGATGCAATCACGAAAATGAACTTTTCTATCATACATATATTTACTCGAAATATTAACTCTATCAATATCATTATATGAGGAATTATGTTTCATAATGACTTGTCTTGCATAACACTTAGTACACACATAATTATTTCCATCGACAATATCAAACTCTTTTTTATTAGAACAATTAGTACAAACAATCTTTTCTTCTTTCTTTTTTTCAAATTCTATATCAACGTATTTAGAAGCTGCTTCCAAATATTGTTCAATTAATCGACTTTTTTCTTTATCATGCTTAATTATTTTACCTAAAAAACTTAGTTTTACAGGCGTTTTTAGTATTTTTTTATATTCTTCTATAAATGGTAATGTCTCCATAATGTAAAAATGATAATTGTTACGAGTTGTCAAATTGACTATATATGTTTCTAGTTCGCATTTAGCTTTTTCAAGAATTATTTGAATTCGGCGACAAAGATGTTCATTTTGTAACGATTCATTTATATTTTTTAATTTATCATTATATTCAGTTAATTTGGAAAATTCATCTTCAAAGTTTTTACGCACAGTAGAATCTATGGTCAAGATATCTAGTTCAGACATAACCTTTACTCTTTCCATATAATTTATTTAAGTCCCCATTTTTTTGTTTTTTAAATATTTAATAACAAATAAAATTTTATTATTTTTATAATAAAAAATTATCTTGCGTAAGATAAAATAATGTCTTCTATCTCTACGTCAAATGTAACATCTGGATTTATTGATCTTGCTACCTTCGACGAAATCGAAAAGTATCTATATGGTGGTCATCACGCAACTGCTTATTTTGTTCGTGAAACAAGGAAAGCAACTTGGTTTACGCAAGTTCCTGTTGTTCTTTCACGTGCATCGGGAAGCGCTAATTTTGGCCAAGAATGGTCTGTCTCTATTTCACGAGCAGGTGATTATTTGCTACAAACGTGGCTTCGTGTCGTTATTCCTGCCGTATCTCTGCAGAATGTAGGAAATGGAGGAGTAACAGCTGCTCACCGTATTCGATGGACTCATAATTTAGCTCATAATCTCATTCGAGAGTGTTGTATTACTTTTAATGATTTAGTTGCCGCTCGATTTGATAATTATCATCTTGATTTTTGGTCTGCTTTTACTGTTCCTGCTTCAAAAGATAATGGTTATAAGAATATGATAGGTGAAACATCTGATTTTGTTAATCCTAAACGTAAGTTACCAGAAAAAATCTTAAATTTACCTCTTCCTTTCTTTTATAGTCGCGATAGTGGCGTAGCTCTTCCTACTGCAGCACTTCCATATAATGAGATGAGAATTGTATTCCATTTCCGTGACTGGAAAGAACTGTTGATTTTAGAAGACTATGCTCAAATACCTAATCAATCGAATGGAACTGCTATTGCATTAGCCGGTCAAACTGCTGCTGACATTAGGATACCAATTACTACTACTTTCCTATTAGCTGAGCCAAGTTTGACACATTGTCATGTATGGGCTAATTATGCTATTGTTTCTAATGATGAACGAAAACGTATGGCATGCGCTCCTCGTGATATTTTAATCGAGCAAGTGCAATCTGTACCAAAGATGACTTTTAGGTCTTCATCACAAGTTCATGATATTCGATTTTCACATGCAATTAAAGTAATATTTTTTGCAGTAAGAAATACCACATGGCCTTCCGAATGGTCCAACTACACAACAGCATCACCTGCACCAACTAAACCGTTCGGTACTCCCACAACCGAGCCTGAAATGGTTTCACTTGCTTGGGGTCAAGATTTTATGGTAGACCCTCTACTTCGTGCATCTGTTATTTATGAAAATACAAGTCGACTATCGTCAATGGGTAGTGATTTCTATTCTCTTGTCAATCCTTACTTTCATGCACCTACTATTCCTGATATGCCTGGCTATCATTGCTATTCTTATTCACTTGATTTTATGTCATTAGACCCTATGGGTTCAACAAACTACGGCAAACTTACAAATGTATCTCTAAGTCCAGAAGCACATGGTCATGTCAAAACTGGTGAAACGGGAGTCGTATCAGCAGAACAAATTGCAGCAGGCATTAATGCAATTAGAACCGGTTTGGAATTTCCTCAAAAATATGAATTCATTCTGACTGCAGTAAGTAATAATATTATTAGGGTGTCTGGAGGCGCTCTTGGGTTTCCAGTTCTATAAATTATTATCTTATTTTTATTATAAAATAAGATTAAATATAATGTATTATTAAAAGAAATGTGTTCTATGTCTAAATCAAATGTAACATCTGGATTTATTGATCTTGCTACCTTCGACGAAATCGAAAAGTATCTATATGGTGGTGAACACGCAAATGCTTATTTTGTTCGTGAAACAAGAAAAGCAACTTGGTTTACGCAAGTTCCTGTTGTTCTTTCACGTGCATCGGGAAGCGCTAATTTTGGCCAAGAATGGTCTGTCTCTATTTCACGAGCAGGTGATTATTTATTACAAACATGGCTTCGTGTATGTATTCCTGAAGTTTCACTAAAGGCTGTAGGTCAATCTGGAATAACAGTTAGCACTCGTATTCGATGGACTCGAAATTTAATGCATAATCTTATTCGCGAATGTTTTATTACTTTTAATGATTTAGTTGTAGCTCGATTTGATAATTATCATCTTGATTTTTGGGCTATGTTTACTGTTCCAAATGAAAAATTAAATGGGTATGGAAATATGATAGGAGAAACAACACAATTAATTAGTCAACATATAAAACTTCCTGAAAAAATCTTAAATTTACCTCTTCCTTTCTTTTATGGTCGTGATAGTGGTGTAGCTCTTCCTACTGCTGCACTTCCATACAATGAAATGAAAATTACATTTCAATTTCGAGATTGGAAAGAATTAATAATTCTAGAAGAATGTTCAGGAACGGATGATATTACATTTGGTGAAACATTCTTTAACAAAGACATGAGAATTCCTATTACAGAAAATCATATTATATCTGTTCCAAAATTAAAAGAATGTAATGTATGGGCTAATTACGCAATTGTTTCAAACGATGAAAGAAAACGTATGGCATGTACACCTCGTGATATATTAATTGAACAAGTACAGACAATAAAACGTTCTCCCATTAAATTATCTAATTTACATGAATCATATGATATACGTTTTAGTCATGCAATTAAAGTACTTTTCTTTTCTGTTAGAAATACCACTTATCAAGGAGAATGGTCTAATTATACAACGGGTTCTCCAATTCCATTAGGTAATGGAATTTCTGGTTTGGATGATGATGTTTCTCTTATGTGGGGACATTCTAATATGGTCGACCCAATTTGTGAGGCATCTCTTATTTATGAAAATACAACTCGTTTACAATCAATGAGTGCAGACTATTATTCTCTTGTCAATCCTTATTTTCACGGACCTACTATTCCTGATATGCCTGGTTATCATTGCTATTCTTATTCACTCAATTTTATATCATTAGACCCAATGGGTTCTACCAATTATGGAAAACTTACTAATGTTAGTATTATACCAGAATATAGTTCTCTTGCAAAAATAGCAGAAAAAGGTATACCAAATGTTGAAGAAAGAGATGGTATTGATTTTCCTCAAACATATGAGTTTATTTTAACGGCAATCAATAATAACATTATTCGTGTATCAGGAGGTGTAATTGGATTTCCTATCTTATAACCAAATACATTTATACTACAATTGAATACAGCTTAAAGAAAAATAATTTGTAATATAACATAAATATGACATCTAATTTCGCCAGAGCAATGTCATCGTGTTCTCAAACATGGAATGGTGCTTTTTCTTTATCAAATCCTGACATTACAGGAAAAACAACTGGTCGTATATCTTTGTTTTTTAAGGGAGTAAGAGGTCTTGATAAAACTAGATTATACGAATATTTGCATATTTCTGCAAATGAAAGTGTTATGGATACTTTTTTACTTGTTTTTCATATACGTGATTGTCGTGGTGGAAAAGGAGAACGTGTATTAGGAAGACAAGCTCTTGTATGGCTCTTTCTATCCTTTCCAGATGAATTTAATAAAATATATCATCTTATTGCAGAGTATGGTAGATGGGATGACCTTATGGAATTATGGCCAAAAGTGTTAGAATTAAATGATATTGATTATCTTAGAATAACGTATGGTTTAAAAATTAGTAGCAATGATGAATTAATTCGTTTGCAAACACTTCAAAAGAAGTTTGTGCAATGTGTTGCAAATCAATTAATAGATGATTATACAAAAATGATAAATGGAAAAACAATTAGTATTTGTGCTAAATGGGCACCCACACAAAAGGATTCGTATGATCGTAAATATAATGTTGTTAGAACGTTAGTAAAAGAAATGGGTATTACACCAAAAACATATCGAAAACAATTCATAAGTCCTCTACGTGAATATCTTTCTGTTGTCGAAAGATATATGTGTTCAAATAGATGGGATCTCATTTCGTATAGTAAAGTTCCTTCCTGTGCAATGAAGCGTTTAAAGAAAGCTTTTGAGAAACATTCTCCAGAACTATTTTGTGAATGGAAAAAGAAACTTTCTGAAGGAAAAGTGGAAGTAAAGGCAACACAATTATATCCTCATGAATTAATTCATGAGATTCGAACAAAATATCGTTTTGATTCAGTATGTGAAGCACAATGGAAAGTTCTACAAGAAAAAGTTAACAAAAATGGTTCATTGCAGGATTCACTATTTGTTTGTGATGTTAGTACTAGCATGTCTAGTTGGGGTGAAAATAGACCTTCAAAAAAGTCTTCCTTTACACCGATGGATGTAGCTATATCATTATCATTACTAGGTTCTAATTCGGTAAAAGGTCCTTTTCATAATCATATTATAACATTTCATTCGACACCTACATTTCATGTAGTTAGTGATAGTAATTTATACACACGTTGGAATACACTTATTCAGCAACCATGGGGTGGTTCAACTAATTTAGAAGCAACTTTCGATCTTATTTTAACAAAGGCTATTAGTCATGGATTATCTCAGAAAGATATGCCTAAAAAAATATTTATTATTTCTGACATGCAATTTAACTCGGTTGAATCTGGACAACATATATCTAATTTTGAACGAATTAATCAAAAATATGCAAAAGCAAATTATATACGTCCTAATCTTATTTTCTGGAATGTATGTGGTGCAACAACTGATTTTCCTGTATCTGTTACAGATAATGGTACTGCTTTAATATCAGGATTTTCACCAAGCATCATGTCTGTTTTTATGGATGGAAAAGATTTTTCACCTTATTCTATCCTTTGTGATATATTAGATTCAGAAAGACTTGTTGCTGTAAAACAAGCTTTTTTATATTAAGTTATTTTATATAATAATTATTATATAAAATAATAAAGCTAGTTTAAAACGGTAATTGGATTTTAAATAAATGTTAAAACTAATTGATAACAAACAAATCATTCATATTGCGACAGAAATTATTGTAATCGTTTGTCTTACTTTTTATTTTACTAAAAAGACTAAAGTTTTGACTAATAAAATTGATTCATTAGAAGAAAAGATTGAAGCTCAAAAACTCATTATTCAACAACACGACCAATTAATTCATAAACTAATAGAACTAATAAATGAACAAATGTTACATAAAAATGTTGTTGCAGAAACATTTCAAAATCAACCTGTTATCATTGAAAAATCTAAAAAAATCCAACCTGTCAAGAAAAATATAAACGAAAAAAATACAAAACCAACTACAACATTACCTAAAAATACTGTAAAAACAGTTTTACATGAGAAAAAATATGCGCCTGAACATAAAGTAAGTATTATAGAAGAATCTGCTTCCGAAAAAGATGAGGAGGAAGAAGAGGAAGAAAGTGATTTAGACGCTGAACTACAAGAAGAACTCGGTGAATTAGTAGAAAACAAAAATGAATCATTAGTAGATTTAAAAAAAACAACCCTGAAAGTAAAGAGTTAATCGTATTAGATAAACCAGTATGCAAAACACAATCCTCATTCCTTCCGTTGACCAAATATATAAAGAATCAACAAGGTTTTGTGAAAGATACAATTATATACCTAGACCGACCCCAAGAAATTGTAATCGTTATGTCTGGCATAATGCCTATTTATCCGAATTAATTGACATATATAAAATTATCATTACTATTATTAATGAAAGATACCCATATAATAAAATTAAATGGGATACAAATCAAAGTATTTTTCATAATCTATCTCGTATGTTGTATCATTGTTCAAGTAAATGCTTAAAAACATAATCTAAACATGTGTTATTAATATATAAATGAAAGATAATGATGTGAGAATCATAAAAAATTCAAAATATGATAATGATATAACATTAATTATAGATCATTTAGATATAGATGATGATGAGCCAGAAGATTTGGAATATAAAAACGAATATGAACAAGAATACATGGTTGAAACATCTGATTTAATTAGAGAAAAGATATTTGAGTATGTAGATAAAAATGGTTATGAATTGTGCGAATTTTTAGATAATATAAATGTAGAAAATTACGTTTCTTGGTTATTAGGTAATAAATAAATTTTTAATACTTTTTAGGTATTAAAAAGATTTTTAAATACGTCTCAAACATTGTCTTACACGATCTCTTGCTAAAAGAATTTCTTTTATATTTGTATCAATCGGTGCCTTTACTTCTTCAAGAAGGTCTTCAATATCTTCATTTTCTAAAGATACTTCAGAAGCTTCTGCTGGTTTTAATAAAGATGGAGATTTTTTATGAGTGGATACTGGTGTATCACTACTAGGAGTTTGTGGAGGAGTTTCTTTAGGAATTACTATAGTAACATCTTTTGGTGATTGTTTCTTAACAGAACTCGTTTTACTAGATGCTGAACTAAAAGGTTCTTCCGGTGGACTTTTATCAGGAGTTTGCGGAGGAGCTCTATCAGGAGTATCTCTTGGTGTTTGTCTCTTAACAGAACTCGTTTTACTAGATGCTGAACTAAAAGGTTCTTCTGGTGGACTTTTATCAGGATTTTGCGGAGGAGGACTATCAGGAGTATCTCTTGGTGTTTGTCTCTTAACAGAACTAATTTTACTAGATACCGAACTAAAAGTTTTATCATCTTCATCATCGGATGATGAAGGACTATTTGGTGGTGTATATCTTGGTGTTCCAGAAATCTTTGGTTCTCGTCTTTCAAATGGCGATTTAGTTACAGGACTTTTTGGAGAACGGACATTGATATCTTTTTCTTTTAGCCATTTTTTATATAGATTATATACATCAGGTAAAGAACTATCACGAACACATTTTTCATTATTTACATAAGATTCAGAAATATCCTGTAAATCTTTTAATTGAAGAGTACGATTTTCTATTTTATCAGCCACAGAAAGTAAAAATAAATATAAATTATCTAAAGGAAATTCTTCTGTTGTATGTTTGGATATATAATCAATTAAAATAGATTGAAATGTCTCTGGAATAGTAAGTCCTAATTCTTGTGTCATTAATTCTTCAATTATTTC